GTGATGGTGGTCTTAGATTTCTTGGCCAATTTCTTAACCGCAGATAGCCGACCATCATCGATGTAGATCATGAATGGCTTGAGCTTTTCAGAAGGGAGAGCTTTTTTCATAGTCATCCACCAATTGTTTGAAGATCTGTTGAGCTTCTTTGTTCTTCTTAAGCTCTGCCCGGGATTGGATGCCACATAGTTCACAAACCTTCTGGGCTGCTTCCGGTTCTGTGTTGACCTCCAGGTGATCTTGGAAGGCCTTGTTCTTACACAGAATCCCTGCCCATTTAGTCCAGTCTGTATGCGGCATCTCATCGTCACCGACACTTCCATACCGCTATCTGAACCTCCTTATCTACGCGGTGTACGGTCACCCCACAGTCAGTCTTTGCCCACCACGACATTGAGCCCGATATGCTCATCCCGTCAGGCCTGGGTTGATCATTACCTGACCTAGCCATCTTTGCAGGGTGAGCAACAAACCAAGTATGGACTTCATTGGCCATACAGAACTTCCTGACTCGAGTCAGCATGTCTGATATGGCATCTGTCTCGGTTTTATTTGATCTCTCCAGGTCGATGTAGTTATATGGGTCAATAACTAAACCCCTGATTCCCATTCTTTTAACTGCTGCTCGAGATCTTTCAAGGATTGAATCCAGGGTTGAAGGCTCTTCCCCGTTTGAATCTATGAATAGGAAGTGATCTTGAACAAAGTTAAAAGCTTCTTCTGATTCCTGCCGGGTCATCTTGTTCATGCCGTCATAGAATCTTTTGTTGGTGTAGATCTCGGTTATCCGGGCGACGTGTAACTCAAGCTGGTTCTCAAACGAACAAATGGCAAACTTCCAATCTTCTGCCCTGGCTAAGTTGACCATGACCTGATCAACGAAGTTGGACTTACCCGATGAAGGGTAACCCGTGACGACAGTTAGTTGTCCAGGTGCAATGGTGTAGATCTTGTCTACCGAGCTATACCCGGTTGAGAACCCCTGACCGGAACCTTTGGTAAAAAGCTCATCGAGCCGTGGCTTATAAGTTGCTGGATCACTAAGTCCTGAGATTGGATAGGCTGTGGCAGATTCAATGATTTCTTTGATGTCCGAAACAGGGTCATACGCCTTCGTGTAAACATCGTTCAAATCCTTTGCTTCAAACTTAGCTACCCGACATTTGTCTTTACCAATTCTTCTGGCTAACTCTTCAGTTAAAGCCTGCCCTGGCCCATCTTGGTCTGTCGCTAATACAACGTATGGTGTCTGCTCGAGAATCTCCCGGGCGTTCCATATGTAAGCAAACTTCTTATCCTCTGATGGCAGAACCTTTCCATCTGCCACCTTCTGTGGGGCTCCATTAGGTACCGAGATGGTGTTGGGATAACCAGCTTGAACCAAAGTGAGGCAATCAATCTCACCCTCAACGATGATGATGGGCTCTTCCGGGTTGATGTTCTCAATGTTGAAGAAATCATGAGCACCACCAGCCTCTTGTGTGAAATCCTTTTCAGGTATTGATCTGTACTTGGCAGAAACTAACTGCCCATTTCTGAAATACGGAAAGCCAATACAGTCACATTCTTTTTCTAATCGTTTGAAAAACTTGCGTGAAGCAAACAGCTTCATCTTGTCTGCGGTTTCTTTAGATATCCCCCTGGTTTTTAGATAGTCATAATGGGTTGTCTGTAATCGATCCTCAAGGATCTTTGTTGATGGGACGGGCAACACGTGAAATTTCTCCGGTTGAACTGAGCCATTGGCCTCGCAATGGTGGCAGTAATAAAGGACTGCCCCGTCTGACTGACGGGTGAGCGTCATGTCCTTCATTCTTTTCTTTTTACGTTCTGGACTACAGAACGGGCATGTAACCCGTCCTGTGTTGCCATAAAACTCAGGGATCATTTCATCGAACCATCTTTGTTTCGTTTAAAGCTCCTGTTCTTTGATGGTGATTGAAGCTTTACACCATCTTTGTTACTGCCCCCTTTTGATAACGCAACTACATGGGCTACATCTTTGTTCTGCCTGTCGATTCCCTTGGCATCCATCTTCCGTCGGGCTCGCTGTCTCTCCATCCGATCAGCATGCTCACCTCGAGATACCTGGGTTTTATATTCCTGCTTGTAATCTCTCATTTGACCTTCTCCAGCGGGCACGGAACCTTGTATGAAGCATACGGAATAACCGCAGCAGGTTGGTCATAAAAATTCCAGTTCTTCGTTCAACAGTTCTGCAAATGATTTCCCGGACGGGAATCTCATCTGTGCTGCCTTGTTTTGATTGATGACATCTATTGCTTTTTGGATACCCTGGTTAAATCCAGCCACGTGAGAACCTGGGGTTAGTCTTAGATCGATACCCTCCCTGATTGTTTGGGTGATGGTGGTCTTAGATTTCTTGGCCAATTTCTTAACCGCAGATAGCCGACCATCATCGATGTAGATCATGAATGGCTTGAGCTTTTCAGAAGGGAGAGCTTTTTTCATAGTCATCCACC